CGATCACTTCATTCGCTGCCATCGGTTCAAACGACATCATTCCACCGGGCATTCCACCGCCAACATTCTGAGCATATGTGCTGTTGAAGTGTTGCTGCTGCTGACTCGCCTGCGAAAGACCATAATCTGCTGTGCCAGTATTACGGTTTGCGGTGAGAACCGGATTAGGAGGTGCCATTCCGCCGCCGATCATACCACCTGGAACACCACCGGCGTAAGGCTGAGAAAGCGGTTGTGTAATACGAACTGCGCCTCCATTTCCGTTTTGCGCGGCGCCTCCAGCACCTACATTACCTGCGTAGCTTGTCTCGCCGCCAAGAAGTTCGATTGTGCGCTCCACAATAATTTGGACTTTCTCCCCCAACTTCGTCTTAATGCTTAATAGAATCATCAAAATTCCTAAAATAGTGGTCGTGAAATTAAACTCGCTGTATCTATATCCAGAATAAGTTGGGATATATGTAATGAGACGGTGGATAAAATAGATAAAGACGAACATGAATAATATCTGACCAACGATTTCGACTAAAATCATTAATGTCGCCTTGTGGTCGTCGGGTTCAGGAACATAGGTTCGAACCAAATACAACATTACCAAAATCGGAATAATACCGATAAGCGTATATTGGACGATATTTAATAAAACACCCTGCTGTTGTTCATCCAGACGAAATACATGGTCCACGAATGAACTTCCTCGTTTTGATCCTTCTTTCACGGTTTCTTCGAACGCTTCCATCGATGAATATATATAAGGTAAATATTATTTATGAGAAATAAAATTGGAGTCGGACGGATTCATTCATTCGATTATATATGAATTAAATACATCCAGATTATTACTATTTATAGTTCGAGAGATGCTTCGACGATTTGCGCGTATCAATAGTGTACCAAATTATCCGGTGGATTATGATAAGGAAACAACGGAAACAAAGGAAACAAAGGACACAAAGGAAACAACGGAAACAAAGGAAACACATCCACAAAATAAAACTTTATCCAAGTATATTCCTCCCCATCTCGAATACCAATACCTAAATCTTATTCACGATATTTTCACGGAAAATCATGAACATATTAGTCGAAATGGCACCACATTTTCGGTATTTGGTGGAGGAATGGTCTTTTCATTAGAACAAGGAATCATCCCTATTCTCACAACAAAAAAGATGGCATGGAAAACATGTTTGAAAGAATTAATGTGGTTTATTCAGGGTCACACCGATAACCATATTTTAAACGAAGCCGACGTTCATATTTGGGACGATAATGCGTCACGTGAATTTATGGAATCTCGCGGACTCGCGCACTACGCCGAAGGCGATCTTGGTCCGATTTACGGCTATCAGTGGAGGCATTTTAACGCCGAATATAAAGGGTCTACGGCGGATTACACGGGGAAAGGTGTGGATCAACTCGCCGAGATTATACGATGTCTGAAACACCCTACCGAGAGATTTTCACGTCGACTTATTATGACGGCATGGAATCCATGTCAACTTAACGAAATGGCGCTTCCACCATGTCATATTCTATGCCAATTTAATGTAAATAATATGAATCAACTTTCATGCGCATTATATCAGCGAAGTGGTGATGTGGGTTTAGGCGTTCCTTTCAATATTGCGTCGTATAGTTTTTTGACGCATTTACTCGCGAAGCATTGTGGTTTAGTTCCACATGAATTCGTCTATTATTTAGGGAATGCGCATATATACGATGACCATATTGAACCATTACGAGGGCAACTATTACGTCAACCGTTGCCTTTTCCACGGGTTGAAATCTCTGTATTGAGAGATAATATTAATGATTATACATTCAACGATTTTCGCGTTTTAAACTATCAAAGCTGTGATGGAATAAAAATGAAAATGCGAAAATAATATAGAATTAATGTGTTATTACATGTTATAATCGAATCGAATCGAATCACCAATATTCAATAGTATAATCATGAGTGGAAGCGCAGCATTATCCGCAGCCAGAAAACGTCGTGCTTCATCTTCGCAAATGGGCGGTGGCGTCGGTGCTATGACGAACAATTCTTCGGCCTCAACCGCAAATTATTATGGTGCCGCAAAACAATCATTACAGGGTATTATGAACCAAACACCATATTATCCTCCTCCTGCTGCTGCTGCCGCTGCTGCTGCCATGAATAGTCGCGTGCCCACATACACAGCTCCGATTGATAATATTCCACCTATCAATATTTATGAAAATATCGAACTTATTAAACAGCAAATGGCCGAACGAACCAAACTAATCCAGACACAAGGGTCCAAGATTCATCCGGAAAAGTTACGCGTGCTTCAAAAGCAAAACGAAATCCAAACCCAAATACTTCGTCAAAAGGTTATTCAAGCACAACAAATGGAGGCGGCCGAACAAAAAAGGCAGCAGGAAATCCAAGAGCAATATCAGTTACAAGCACAAACTATGAATCACATACCTTTGAACCAAAATGAACCGGAATTTATTTATGAAAAAGGGATTCCTCGACGTAATCCAAGGTATAGAAAACCGGAAGAAGTTGTATTATCCCCTTTAGCATCGAGCACACCCGCATCTTCAATACACCCCCAGCAACGTTCTTTATTGACTGAACAAGTGAAAATATACAATATGCCCCCTACAGAAACAACCAAACTGAAACCATTCGTAAGTATGATAACAGATACTGGTGTAATTCCTCCACCTATTGTAATATTGAAATCGCACGATGTGACATTACTCGAACATCATTCTGTGATACAAAGTTTAACTAGTCAAGTTGAGGAATTACAAAGTAGATATGAATCAAAACAAGAGACACAACGACCGGAACAACAAAGAGACGCGGTGAAAGAGAGAAGTGTGGAAGTGAGTGATAACAATAACGCCGAACAAGGAGATGAAGCAAATGAAGCAGATGAAGAGGAAGAAGATCACGTATTATTGATGGAAGAAGTGATGAATGACTTGACGAATAGTCGCGAATTTATAGAAGGTGTTGTTGATAAGATTGTCAACGAAACGAATCTCTCAGAAGTAATTATGAAGATTGAACCGGTTATAAAAGAAAATCAAGAGCTTCGATCATTAATTTTTTCACAGCAGCAAATGATGAATGAAATGAACATGTTAGTGTTTCGTCTATTAAATGAGCAAGAAAAAATAAATGCGGCGATGCGTGAGAAGGCGCAACCAGAAGAGGCGCAACCAGAACAGGTGTTTCAGTCTATAAATAATGATGAAACGGTCGATCATAATGATATAACCAAAAGTGAATTTCATCACGAAGAATTGAACGATAATGGATTATATTCATGCGATATGACAGATATTGTATTGTCAAATGTAGAGCAAGAGCAAGAGCAAGAGCAAGAGCAAGAGCTGTATTCGATTGAACCAGTAGACGATAACTACTCAGAAATGCCCCATTTTCCAGAACCGATCAGCCTCATCGTGAATGAATTATAATAAAAATTGCGTAACATAAAAGAAGTATAAATATGAACATGTAATAGTATTCATATTTACAAATGCTTGTAATTTCTATTTTTATTTTTTGTATTGTTTTATTTCTTTATTTACATGTCCACTTTCATTTGAAAAGAAGTAACGATTTAGAAGTATATGAAATCGAACAACCGTCCAAACAACGTTTAGAAGAAGTATGTGATATACGACAACCGACTACATTTGAATTATATAATGAACAATTATTAACGCAATTGTCATATCAAGCAATACATAATAGTTACCGCGCATTTGATATTCATATTCGTGATGTGTCAAAAAGACCAACGACAACCCCGGAAGATAAAATACAACAGAAAGGAACTGAACATGACCAAGTATTGTATATACCCGTTACCTTTAAGATCGCGCATGAAGTGCTTAAAAAGGACAACGACGCGAAATACATAAGCGAACATAACGCTGATTTTATCGACGAGACCGGTCTTATAAAAATATTCCAACTCAACGATGAATTCCTACGACCTTATATGGTAAGCACATGTATGTATGACATTCTTATGGCTTCCATCGGAACTACAACACCTCTGCGTTATGAACTGAACTATCGTAATTATTTTCTAGTAACACAAGGCCGTATTAAAATATTACTTATACCACCGAAAGACACCAGATACTTATATCCAATCAACGATTATGATATTCTTGAATTCAGAACACCTGTCAATCCATGGAAAGTTCAACCAGAGTATCAAGATGACTTCGATAAAATAAAAACACTCGAAGTGGAGCTATTTCAAGGTATGGTTATGTTTATTCCAGCATATTGGTGGTATAGTATACAGTTCGTCGTTTCAGAGACAAGTGTATGCTCATTTAAGTATCGCACACATATGAATACGGTATCGATCGCCCCTCAACTTGTATTAAATGTTCTTCAAAATATGAACATGAAACGCGATACACTCGAAAAGCGGGCATTTATTAAAAATCAATTTCAAGAAACAACACTGATGAGAAATAGCGAAGGATCCCGCAACGATAACATACAACCACCAACTATAAACCAGCAGCCCGAATATTTACCGTCATTAGAAGAACAATATCTTCCGAAGACGTTACGCGGTTCGAGTAGTAATCCGTATAGTATTATGAATGCCGTCAGCGAAAATGTATCAAATAGTATTCAACCGTCATTACCATCGTCGCTCGAGTCGTTAGAAACAACGGTGATTCAAGATACAAAAAAAGAAGTTATCGTTAATCCGATGAATGAAGAAACGGCAGAGTCGACGACAACGACAACGACAACGACAACGACAACGACGACGCCCCAAGATAAAACATCACTATGATACGGCCATATTTTCTAATAACGTTATTATTTCGTTACTTGAAATACAATCAACCGTCAATATCTTTGTAAATAAATTGTTGATTTTAGTGTCGGTTATTACATCAATAATCAACGATGATACATAACCATTTCGTAGGAAGAAATAGTTCGGATATTTATGATAATAATTATAAAAATCGCGATAAATATACATCGTTAAAAAGGTAAGTCCGAGAGACCAGACGTCGTGTTTTGTATTTAATTTTTTCCAGTTGTATTTACTCGAACGATTCGTATCTTTAATGTTTTTAAATTCAGGATGACAATACGGTATGGTTCCACCGGTTCCAACTCCGTCATTATGTATTCCAGACAATCCGAAATCAATCAAATAGACAGTAAAATTCTTACATCTTTCTGGATGATTGATATTAAAATTGGGATGCTCATAGATAAGAATATTGTCCGGTTTTATATCACCATGGACAATAGAAACACTATGAATTTTAGATAATAACTTCGCACATTGATAAAACAAATGAAGAAAAAATGTGCGTTGAATAACCGAAAAACGATGATAGATATCGATTGCCATATTATCTTTTACCCATGAATAAAGCGACACGGTTTCTTTTACATAATGTTGTAAACTGAATGATATCGTATTTTCGCGTAGTTTATCGAAACACAAGCGCGCAATATTCGATGATGGATCGCTGGTTATCCCAGAACTAGAATATTCCTCTTCTGCTTTATCCGTATAGATACAATCACAACTTGGTTTTCGACATTCACATGTATCATTATAGGCAACGTTATGTCGAATATTCGTATATATCAAAAATGGTCGAATAATCTGTGAGTGCTGGTCGTCATCGATACCTGCCATACGCTGAACTACGTCAGTCTCATTCATGAAACTAAAGGGGCAGTCGTCAATTCGAATAATGTAATCATTAAAACGAAATACGCCAATATACTGTTTTATCTTGATCGAATTGTAGTGTTTTTTCTCTTCAAATAAACCCCGATAGATATCATTCGCGATAATGATATATAATATTTTCATTTTGATCTTATTGATATCCGTAATATTTTGAATATGATTTACCATCGTTTCAAATCTTTTTTCGAGTGTAACGTTCGAAATATCGAATTTATGATATTCCATGATTTTTAATAGATACTGTAATTCGTAGTCACTTTTTATGAGTGTTTCATCTATTTCAGTATTGAATAATCGTCGATGTATAACTGGACTAGGTGGCGGTGGCGGTGGCGACGACGACGACGCCTGTAGTTGGGATGCGTTATAAGGCTCATCTTCATAAATGATTTCTAACGTTGAAACCCCGGACGACTTACCTTTATCGCGTGCTACCGTCATATTATTATTATCGTGTTCGTCAACTTCTTCACACTTTTCAATCCTTTCAATTTGATAATTATGTAACCGTTCGTGCCGTCTATTTCTTGTAATAATATCTCTAATTTTATTTTTTAATTTTGAGAAAATAGTTAACATATATAGACAATCTAATAAGTTTATATATTTATGTCTATATGTGTTATAATGATGTTCCGAATGTATTCTCTTGACAATATGTAACGTATAAAAATCCGTCTGAATCCTTATTGTTATCGTAGATATGCCCAACACTTGATGTGATAGGATATATTTTATTATTTATAAACATAAACAGCGCCTTTTCTGGCGGAAATCGAACGCGTTTTCGGATAATTTGTTGAAGTTGCATCATCGTCAAATCTCTCGGAGTAATGTATTTAGATTTGTCAATCGGGTATGCGTCTCGATCGTTTTTTGATGGCTGAATAATGAGTGGAACGCGGTCGGGGTATTTTTCGAGGATAACTTGCGATTTTTTAACTCGTTCTAAATGTGGATCGTTCGTAGGTTGAGCGGATGTCGTCGTCGTCGTCGTCGTCGTCGTATTCGGCGTATGAATATGAACAGTCTGTGTAGTCATTTCTGTATAAGGCGTTTCGGTGGCGGCGGTGAATGAAGGCTGTAATATTCCAGGCACGGAGTAAGAATTCGTGGTGTTCATGATTGATTCTATCGATTTCGGTTTATATTACAATATGCTAAACATAAAAAAACATGTAATTATCTATAAAATAGGAATTGAAATGAGCTTAAATTGAAGATATTTTGATGTTTTAATATACGTTCATTATACATCCAGATCGTTCATAATGAAAACACTATCTCATGACATTCGTAAATACACAACTGTCATAAAGAGAGAAACAAACGAATCTATTCCACCCGAGCCATTCCCACTATTAGGTGAATCTTTGTCTGCAGACTTACAGGTGCCAACGAACCGCAACGACAATTCCACGATACCCCGAATCGATATTCATATGTCCCCCGAACAAATTCTCGCATTCGAAAAATACAAATCGGGTCAAAATGTATTCATTACTGGTCCAGGCGGGACAGGAAAATCGGCACTCATCCGAGAGATTTACCGACATGCAAACAACAGCGGGCATAATATTCAGGTATGTGCTCTGACAGGGTGTGCCGCAGTTATGCTAGACTGTAAAGCAAAAACAATCCATTCATGGGCTGGTATAGGAATCGCAAACGGAGATATCGATCGTATCGTAGATCGTGTGGATAAAAATTTCTTGAAGAAGAAAGACTGGCGACAGACCAGAACGCTGATCGTCGATGAAGTAAGTATGATGTCAAAACGGTTGTTTGATATATTGGACATCGTGGGTAAAACCGCACGAAAATGCCATTCTCGGCCATTCGGTGGAATTCAGCTCATCTTTTGCGGCGACTTTTATCAGCTTCCGCCAGTTGGAGGGTCGAACTCCGATGACCCAGATAACGCACGGTTTTGTTTTGAAAGTGAAAGTTGGTTCCATACTTTCCCTAAAGAAAACCATATTCAGCTGAAGCAAATATTCCGACAAAATGATCCGGTGTATTGTCAAATATTGAATCAGGTGCGTGAGGGGCGAATTACTAGACGAACAGATGAAATACTAAGGTCACGCGTCGGAGTTTTATTGCCAGAGTTTTCGGAAGATGGAACACCACAGACAAAACCGACAATATTATATGCGACGCGTAGTCGTGTGGATGATATCAATCGTCTTGAGATGGAGAAACTGTCGATATTGGACCCAGACAGTCCAACATATAAGTATGAATTGAAGTATGTAACCGACTTGCCTCTTTCTGAAAAAGAACGACAACTACGAGCAGCGCAATCACAGGAACGCATTTCGACGGAGTTATTTAATTTGAAAAACAGTATCTTGTGTGATGACACGATACATTTGAAAGTAGGCGCACAAGTGATGTGTGTGATTAATATGGAAGAGTCAGTTACGACATCCGTCACTCCAATATGTAACGGAAGTCAGGGGGTCATCGTTCGTATGTCGAATACAACAGTTCCGCCTTTACCAGTTGTGCGTTTCAATAACGGGCTTGAAATGACGGTGAATTATCATACATGGATGAGCGAAAATATACCGGGAATAGGTGTTTCACAATTACCGCTGATACTGTCATGGGCCATAACGATTCATAAAAGCCAAGGTGCTACGTTGGAACGATGTATTATCGATATAGGTGACCGTGTATTTGAAGCAGGGCAGAGTTATGTTGCGTTGTCACGTATCAAGTCGTTAGAAGGAGTGAGTATCATGAGCTATGATGTTACAAGGATTTTGGTAAATAAGCGGGTGAAGGCGTTTTACGGAGAATTAGATAGTCCGACGGTGTCGCCGACAAAAAGATGAAAAAGAGAGAGAAGAGTAAGGAGAAATGAAAAAAGAAAAAAATTGAAAAGAGAAGAAAGAGAAAAAAGGAAGTAGAGAAAGATGGAAAGCGTATTGAGAGTATTGAATAGGTT